AAAAACATACTCTTAACAGCCGTCCCTTGTGGGGTTACAGTTGTTTTCTTTATTGACATTTCTTCTTTAATTCCTACTGTTTCACTTGCCATAATATGCCTCCTTTCAAGCCTTAATTTGTAACAGCCGCCTTTGCGGTAGTAAAATAATGTACTTCTTTGTAAAACGCATCTGGCACTTCCCGTACCCCATAAACTGTCCTGCTGTTCTGGGTAAAGGTAACTCCGTCCATAGTCCAGTTGTTTCTTAGTATATGAGAGATTGTATTCTCCATAGGAGTTCTGTCTGCGTTTCTTCCTGCGATAATTTCCATTAAAAGCCTGTCCCCTGCGTTTTCCTGCATACCCTTACCCGACTTTCCGTACTCCATGGCGGGATCAACAATAACCCCGATCTGAAATTCCATTTCCTTTATATCATGTGAGGAATCAAGTGCGGTAACATTCTCCGATAACGCTTGAACGAATACTAAGGGTAGTTGGCTCTTTGCCACATCAGTTGGGTTGCCTACTCTATAAGTGCGTATTCCACGCCCTGTTAGATTCTTTTGCAAAATCTCTATTAACTTATCTGTTACTATATTCATGTTTAGCCTTTATTAAACCTCAAATATTCCTGAAAGAATCTTTGTATTTCTTTCTTAGTTTCTTCCCTCAAAAATATTGTTTGACGTCTAGGTAGCCTTGTCCTAGGACTCATGCTCTGGTGATACTTGTGGTAAGAGATTCCCCAAGCATCAATAACCGCTTTTGTGTTGTCAACAATCGCTCTAAACGAGTTCTTGTATTTCCCTGTGTTTACAAGAATCGGCGCCGCCCCGTAGCCCGCGCGTATCCGCCCGCGTATAGTCGCCTGCGCGAGAGGCGTCCAGCCACCAACCAAACCTCCCTGCGTATCAAAGTTTATCCTGATGTCCTTTAATACTATATCCCCTGATTGCGTTAACGGCTCTGTAAAATCCCTTAGCTTAGTCTCCGCGTTCATCAGAACCCTATGTAGCTTCTCGTCCCCGTCCAATTGAATGTTAAGTTCAATCATTAAAACTTCATTCCTATACTAAAAATTCTTTCGTCATCATTCTCTGGATCGTTGGCTTCGTCAGTAGAGTCGTCTGGATAGAACTTAATCGTGGCTGTGGAAGTGAGGGCTTGATCTGTTTCCGTAGACTCATCGTACAAAGTGTATGTCCCGTCAGCCAGTCCTTTTAGAAGCAATCTAGCATCTGCCAGTCTTTTATTTCCGTCCAAGGCTATGTTCTGAACCCTTTGCCCATACTCGTCAATAAATAAGTAGCCAACGCACATATCAACCACAATTCTCTGTAAAAAGCCAGAATTCCTAGTAAGCGGGAAAGTGTACTTGCTCCTTAACATAGCCCAAACTTCGCCCTGTACCATCTGTCTTACCTCGTCTATTCTCGCGTTTGATATGTAGGCATTGTCCTGCCAGCCCGCGGAGTTTCTTATCTGTTGAATGGTTGCTAGGTTGGTTGATGTGGATGTACCCGTCACTATACTCGCGTCCGCCTGCGCGGTTTCCGTCGCCCCCTGAACATTGTAATAAGTGCAGATATACTGAGTGGTGGAAGTCCCTGCCGAGTCCTCGAACAGAGTGCCCAGCATGGTATCCACCGCAATGTTCTTCGGGGAATCAGTAACTACCTGTGCCCACGCCGCAACAGCGCTCGCCCTGCTATACAATTTCCTTTGGTTGTAGTCGAACTGGGTAGTAGGTTGATCTACATAATGCGGGAAAGTCGTCACCACGCTGATTGTGATTGCTGTGCTGGAGTCAACCGAACTGATTAATCTTAGTTCGCTGGTTTCGTCGCCCTCCCTGCCGAGACAGATGTATTTGCCAGCCTCGAACTGGCTGGTGTTCTTCAAGTTTATTATTGTTACACCCGCCGCATGATCTGCACTTAGAAACCCATGTGCGGATTTGATGATGTCCTCTGTTGGTGCATAAAACTGTCTCATAGCCAATCCTCCTTTGCTGAACGGAGTACCTGAACTTCGGTTCCCTCTAAGAAATCCCAATTCTCCACAGAAGTCCTTAGTGTCTGGGGTTCGGTTAGACTTGTCGTATAACCAACACCCGTGTCGATCTGCTCGCTTATAACTTGAGAGTCCGATGGCTTCTTACCCACCAGAACTGCCCTACCCTCTACTATACCGACACTTTCGGAGTTGAACACAGAAATTGCTTTCTGTATTGACTCTGCAACTAACAGTATATCCGAGAATGAGATGTTATACAATACGACTCTAGAGAATACCTCGGTTACAGATACATCGTCCGTTAAATTGATACTTGCCCTGTAAACTCTACTCTCACTAATGGAAATTGAATCTGCGAGTGCTGGTGTAACTCCTTTCGCCACCGACTCTGCAATAACCATACTATCTGATAAGTCAAGATTGCCAGTCCTTGAAATGCTTGCTGTTATGGAAACGCTGTCAGTCAAGATGACACGAACTCCAAAAGATGCTTCTTCTGCGATGCTTAAACTGTCCGCGAGCAAAACCAACTTAGCCTTAATTTGTGTAGAAGACTCTACCATGACAAGGGCGTCTGAAAGCTCTTTTGCAAAACTCTTGGATACTGCCTCACTTATATCTTGAGAATCTGAAAGTGCTTGCTCTGCTGGAACAGCAATATTTTCATCTATTTCCAAAGTATCTGATAACACTTTGCCTATGCCCGTAACTAACGCTTCCGCCACATTCAAGGAATCCGTCAGCGCCATTACTCCCACCTTGATAGGCTCTATTGTTTCTGAAATACTTATGGAATCGTCCAATCCCAAGTACCTGTCCGCTCCAGCCAGTATCTCCTCAGTTATACTGATAGAATCTTGAACGGAGCGTGCAAAAGACACTACCCTATTGAAACTTTCGGCAATATCAAGGCTATCAAGTAACCCAATAGCCTTGCCGTTGTTCATAACCTCGGAAATGCTAATAGAGTCACTAACCGCCAAAATAAAACTCTTTGATAATATCTCTGTAAGGTTAACGCTCTCTACCAAAGCTTTGATTACTGTAACTTGCTCACTCTCGACTATTACTTGACTATCTGTTGAGATTTTCCCAACGGATAGATTAAGACTCTCTACGAGAGTAATGGAATCCGAAACTTTCTTGTTAAAAGGCACAGTGAGTGTTTCGGAGATGCTTATACTTTCTGTAAAAGCCCGTCTGTAAACGACTGCCCTAACAGAACTCTCCGCTATTGATTCGGTAACTATAAGTACCTTACTGAGTCCCTTGCTCATACTTTCCGCTATTACCAAAGAGTCGGAAACCCCCTTGCCAGATGGTGTATCAATATCCTCTGATATATCGACAGTTTCTGTGAGTACGATGTTGGGCTTCAAGGAGTAATGAGCCGCAAACCCTATTCCATCGTCCAACTGTAAAGTCTGCCCCGCAACCATACTTTCGGTTATCGTGTCTAGAGAATCCGCCAGTATAAGATAAAGCCCTCTTATTGGTACGATATCCTCCGCAATGTCCAAGGCATCCGTTAGCCCCAAGAAGAACTCGGAAACTGTGCTTAGTGTTTCGTCTGATATAACAATGTCGTCCGTTATTCTGGTAGATTTGTCGTTAGATAACTCCTCGGATATCGTCAATGAATCAGCAAGGGTAATTGCAACTGCGCTCTGTAAGCTAGCTGATATATTCAAAGAATCCGACAATCCCATTGCAAACACGCTCACATAACCCATCGAATCGGAAATTTCCGTTGAATCTGCTTTGCTTATTGCAACCCCTAGTGATAACGCTTCCTCTATGATCTGCGAGTCAGCCAAGGAAAGTAGTATAACCCCGACTTCTTGTAGGCTTTCCGATATTGAAACGCTGTCAACTAAAGCCAGTGCAAAGGTTACACTCCTTGCCAAACTCTCTGTAATAGTTACGCTGTCGTCCAAGGATTGTTCGTTTGCTTCTGCCCCTGCAACACTTTCTGCTATTGATATTGCGTCTGCTAGTAGCAGGACGAATGTTTTGTCAGTTGATATACCCTCCGCAAAAGTAACGGCATCCGTCAACCCCTTAACTATTACCTTTACCTCCGACTCTGTTATGCTCTCGGAATCCGCTAGTGTAGGAGCGTAGGCAACCAACTCTCCCGCGCTCTCGGAAATAGAAATACTATCTGATAAACTTATAGTAGTTTCGTTACCAACACTTTCAGCAATAACTAGGGCGTCTGCTACGCTCTTACCCACACCCAGCGTTAGTGCCTCCTCCAACCCCAGAGAATCCGCTAATTCCAAAGAGGTTAGCCCGATAGTGAGAACAGGATCGACTTCTTCCGCTATAACCAAGCTGTCAGCTATTGTCTTATGTACTCCAATGGATAAGTCCTCGGCAATGGCTACGCTATCAACTAAACCCTTGAACAAAGAAAACCCGACACCCTCCGCAATTAACTGTGCATCAGTTATACTCTTTGCATAGATTTTAACTAAAATCTCGGCAAAAGTTATAGAATCTCCCAAGGATAAAGCCTTTTCAGATGAGGTTTGCATTGACGCATCTATGGATTCCTCCTCCGTCTTTGCTATATTAAACGCGACTACTCTGGCAAAAGATTCAACAATCTCTATTGAGTCAGCTAGTTCTTGGGATATCGCCGATCCGCCAGTTAAACTCTCTGATATTAAAATAGCGTCTGTTAAGGCTCTCTTATAAGCAACTATCTGGGTAACTGCCTCTGTAATGGCTTGCGCTTCTACTGCCTTGAGGGCAAAGCCACGAATGGACTCCTCGGATATGGTTATGCTGTCGGCAAGCGCCAAACTCGCCACATTCTCCTGTACTATCGCCTCCGTAATAGTCTGGGAATCTAACAACGCCAACATGACTCTTAATGCTCTGCTCTCCGAGATAGTCAAGCTGTCCGCTAGCGCGCGCCCGTAAGCTTCGGTATTTACTAGGGATTCTGTAAAAGCTATGCTGTCTGTAAGGGCTAGCTTCTTGACTAGCGCATTTGATAGGCTCTCGGCAAAAGTTATGGCGTCAGTTAGAGACAGGGCTTTGTCTGATGCGTTGTTCAGGCTCTCGTCTACAATGAGCGAGTCAGTTAGTGCCCTTTTGTACGCCACCACTCGCGCGCTCGCCTCTGCTATGCCTATTTCTTCTACATGCTTACGGACAGGACTTTTAACTAACGCCTCCGCGATTGAAAGCGAATCAACTAATGAGAGTTTGCTTACTGTCGTCTCTGTTACGCCTTCCGAGATACTTATGGTATCCGCCAGCGCAAGGGTTGTGTTGTTTCCCACGCCTTCTGCGATAGATATAGCGTCTGTCAATGCTTTGGTGGTTTTCTCAACTTCCGCCTCTGCTATGTCTAAGGAGTCCGACAAAGTGCGTTCAAACGCCAAACCTACTATCAGCGACTCGCCAAAAGTAATACTATCTAAAAGAACCGAGGATACAGCCCGACTGGAAGCCTCTGATATACTTTGGGAATCTGCTAACGCCCTTTTGTAAACAGCTACTTCGGAATCCGAGTCTGCAATACTTATTGCGTCAGAAATGCTTTGGGTAGCTTTGTTGGCTATACTCTCTCCGATGGTTACAGTATCCGTAAGGTTAATTACTATCTTTACCGCTTCTACCTCTACAAAAGTAATAGCATCGGTTAAAGCTTTAACATTCTTTATGGCTAAACTTTCGGCAAAAGTAATACTATCTGAGAGAGAAAGGGCGATTGCTTTAACAACTACTAAATCCTCCGAAAAGGTTATTGCGTCTGATATTATCTTTTGAGTGGAGTTAACAACTGCTTCTGCTATGGATTGTGCATCTGTAAGACTATTGTTTAATCCATAGTTTGTGCCGTCACCATACTTGAAAGTATTGTACTTTGCCATGTGTATTTCACCTTATTTTACCTCGCTCACTAACTAAAACCCACAGTAGTGAGTCCCTCTCCCCATGCAAAACACCCACTTCCCCATGTAATCCCAGTTATGTCAACATCATCTATTGCCGCATATTGTACATGGTTGCCTGTCAAATAGACATCCGTTAGTGTTCTTGCTGTCCCGATGACTCGTATGCCATACTGCATACTTTGTACTCCAAGAGGGTTTGAAGCCCAACTATAAGTGTCAAAAATGTAATTATCGGCAATTTTTGCTCCGTATGGTCCGTTAATAGTCATGTCAATAAGTATTCCGCATCTATTGCTGGCTTCCGTATCCTGTCCAGGATCCACTATGTAATTACCAGAGAAGTCGAACGCAATTGCTCCGTTAATAAAAACCCCATTACTCCCACTGTAAGCAAACACATTATCCTTTACGGCAGAAAGGCTGGGAACCATCATACCGTAGGTGCCAGCAAATAAAACATAATTATTATGGAAGTTGAAGTTCGAGCAATCTCCGAAGAAATAAACTGCTTTATCTATGGTGGTATTTATCGTGTTGCCGTGGACATGAATCCTTCTGGCGGATTGTATCCCAATCCCGTAATAGCAGTTGTAAATGGTATTCCCGTAAATCTCCACCTGTTCGGTATCCTCAACCACAATCCCGTTTACATGTTCTGTGCAGTTCCTAATAGAATTACCAGCTATTATAGAACCCTCGCACGCCTGCCCATCAAACAGAATTCCCCCAGTGACATCGTCCATTGTCTGTCCCACTCCCGCCGTGTCTATATGACAGTTTATTGCCTTGTTAGGCGAAGGAATATCAAAGTTAGGAGAGTGCGCGCCATATATAGCAATCCCTACCCATGAAGCGTTCTTGACTTCAACCCTCACGCAATTAACCATATAGCCCACAAATATCTTTATACCTCCTCCGATGTAGTTATTTACGCCTTCAAAGTCAAAGGTTTGATTCTGTCCATTTACATCTAAAGTGAAATCTAGAAAAGTAACATACTTCATATAATCAGTCATGCTAATGCTGTGTGTATTGCCCCAGACATCGTGTTTCGAAAGGATAAAACCAGATAAATAAGCCATGCTATATTCTGGAAGGTTTGGATTGGTGGTGAGTGTCTCCCATACATGATCGCCAACCTTTAACACAGTTGCCCCCATGCCTTCCCCCGCCATTGTGGTGTAGTCCCCAACAACCAGGACATTCTGCAAATCATAGGTTCCAGCTTTGATAAATACCTTTCCTCCACCAGCGTCATCTACATCATTAAGTGCTTGCTGAATTTGGACATCGTCGTCAGTTCCATCACAATAATACTGGCAATCAGCAGTTTTACCGACAACAGCAGAAGCTGGTAATGATTGCCTTAGAGAGTTTATATGACTGGCGTACAGATGATCGGCATCGGTTAATGCCTCTAATCCGCTTATATCCCCTACGGGAAAACCCATAAAAGACTCCTTTCAAATTTATATCTCATGCGTCAACTGCGATCCAGCCCTATCTACCGTGGCAGAAGAGCACCTAACGATATAATTCTCATTCTGTCCCAGTTGCATATATGTCGGTATGGGAGCAAAGGCGTTAGACATTGCACCTGGTATAACCATATAGCTTGTAGAAACAACACTAAAAGGCGGAGTCCAACTAACAGAAGTAATAGTCGTACCAGCAGTACTATAAATCATTCCCAGAATAGAGGTAACTTCCTTCATTCTCACCCTATAACTAAAAACAGAGTAGCTTAAGCTTGTTGGTGCCGCACCCCCCGTCCAAGCAACGGTGGGAACCCACGCAAGCCATCTGGTTTCGTAAATAGGGTATTGAACAAGGTTGTTTGCGGTGTAACCAGGTACAGTCCAAGTGTAGCCCGCGCCTGCAGAGAGGGTTGCCGCAAAACGCCCTATAACATGGTAGTAATCATTCGATGAAGCATTGGTTATCGTAGATATTGCGCAGTATTCCTCACTCGTATTCGTGACAGAAAAGTCATCATAGTTCTGCCCATAAGGTACTCTGGCAAACCCTACTACAACCCCGTCTGTCGAGTTGTATCCCAAATAAACGAAGTAGTCTATCTCTTTTGTGGCGTGTTCCGAGCTTCCTGCATTAAAATAGTTAGTCCCGTCAGCCAAAGTAATTGATAGTGCCGCAGTAATCTTTCTTACTATTCCGCCTAATACTACATAGATTGGATTAGTAGCTGAGGCATCATTACCATCTTTACCTTTTATTGCCACAGTTAAATCATTGTTGGCTACGCTAGGTACTATTTTTCCATTTATTAAATGCCCTTCATAGGAATTTTTAGCAATGAAGTCTAAGGAAGTCATTACAGCGGAATCATTGATTCCTACTTTAGCTTCCAAATTGTTTAAGTGTTTAGCTAATACATCGGTTGTGTTGTCAACCGCACTCGTTAACACTGCTGGAAAATCTGCCATTTTTCCTCCTTTATCCTAAATGTTTAACCCTTTAAGGATACTACATTTAGTAACTTAATACAATCTAAAATATGCTCACCTTTATCTTCTTAGGCAAGGCAACCGCCACATTCTTAGTCAATTTAGTTGTCATGCCAGCGACAATCTTCATTGAATCCGCCCTAGCCTTAACCCACTTTCTTTTTACAGCCATGTTACTTTGCCTCAAACATACGGATTATAGGTAATAGGTTGATGTCCTTGTAGTGTTCGCACTCCAAGTCCCAATCAGCCCAAACCCTGAATCCTTTTTCCTTGGCCCTCTTACAGAAGTACAAATCATGTCCGAGTTCCCTGTCCCCGACTCCCTCGCGAACCTTATCTATAAACGGCATCGGAATTGCTTCGAGAACTTTCCTTTTTATAAGCATACAGCCCGTGCCAAGAGCGTCAACCTCTTTTAGTCCGTGCCTGTAATCCTTTGGGTATTGCTTATAACTCCCGTCCTTGTCCAGTCTGCAAGCCAGCCATATGAACGCATCGTTCTTCCAAGTAGGGTAAACCCCTCCCGCGATATCCTTATCGTACTCAATCATATCTAACGGGTTCTTTAATGGAATGGTGTCGCTATCAATAGTCAAAAGGTACTCCGCATTCGTCTTTAGAAACTCCTGCGCTATGTGGTTTCTGTTCGCGTAGGTGGGTTTGATACAACTAAACATCTGCTTGACATTGTACTTGCCATCCATAATCCACTGGGTTATTCTAGTTTCTAAACCCGCAACCATCTGTCCCGTGTGCGGAACTGCTATAACAACTGTTTTCTTGCCCACCCCCACATTAGCTACTGGTGAACTTATATATTCCTTTTTCGGCTCGTCATTAAATGAATTTTCAAACATAATTACCTCCCTGTAATTTTATACTATTATAACTTTTTAATCCGCTAACCCCTTTATTCGCTTTCCAGTGCCTTTTCAGATGGCAACTCCTGCAAACAAGTATTAAGTTGTCTATATCACAATTCTTCTTGTCAAAGTCTATATGGTGTACTACCAAGTCCATTCTACTGATACCCCTTTTACCGCAATCCTGACAGGTATTGTTATCTCTTTGCCAGACTTTATAGTGCAAAGAACCTGTCCAGTTATCAGAGTACGGGCGCACTACCCCACCTTTCCAATTGATATTGTTTTTTCCCTTTTGTATCGGACTCTTTGCCCTTGCCTGCTCTAGGTTAGGCGGTATTATCCCTTTCTTGGATTTATTAAAGCACTCCTTTGAACAGAACAGAGTCTTACTTCTTTTCAGGTGGCACAATTTCTTGTATTTCTTAGTGCCACATATAGGGCAAACTACCCATTTGCCTGTTTTAGGTTTCTTACCCCATCCTACCGCCATTTTATTTACAATGTGCTGGCGTTCGGATTCGGGTTTATTACTCCAGTGCCAATTAGGTTTCATACCCCTGTATTATACTCTACCCGAAAGTTACTATCAAACAAACCCGAACCCTACTAGCCCGTATCAACAAGGTTTAACCGAACGTAACTGTCCCGAAATTTGTTAAATCGCGTAAGCGAATGCCAAGTCATTTCTGCTCGGCTCTATATGTCGCCATATAGTCCAGACTATATCATCAACCAATCTCTTGGTTGCTCCGCCCTTAGTCGTTACACACGCCCAGAGTCTTGCGACTCCTGCTTGGCTCGGGATTGACTCAGAGAGTGTTCCCCCGAATTCACGGAGTTTCCATTCTACCTTGCGGTAGAGTAGCCCTAAAGTTAAGGTTATCTGAAGCGTGTCGGAAGCTCCCTTGTTAATAACAGAGAATGTCTGTGCGCACAACATAGTACCTGCCGTAGAGCTGTTAAAGATACCAGCCTCGGTAAGTGCCGCTGTTGCGTCTCCTGCCGCCCAATCCCCTATGTAGACGACTTTGTTGTCGTTTGCACCAGTTCCTTGCAAGAATGAAGTTAAGGCATTTCTGTCTGTTTCTCCACCCAAGTCAGTATCACCAGCGGTAAGGGTTGTGGTTACAGTTCCCACTGCCATGTGGCTCATGTTTGCCTCACCTGGCGTAGAAGCCATTTGATCCGCTACATGGGCATCACCTGCATCGGTAAAGACATTATCAAGTTCTCGAACCGCTTTAAGGTTTCCAAACTCGTCTCTCACTACTACTTTTAGATTTCCAATCATTTCTAACTCACCCCCTTTCAAAGATAAACAAGTTATCCTGATGTGGGTGTCCTTTTATTTTTGTCCTACTTCTCTACCTCGAACCCAGCTTCCTTGATGTCTTTCTTAGTCAGTCCCTTAACTTTTGCTTTGTCAAAAGAAGATGAACGGACTGTCGTCTTACCGTTAAGACTTATCAAGTCCAGCTCTACTTTCTCGCCTTTAATTGTTTTAGTCAATACTATCGACATTGTTTAGCACCTCCTTAACCTTGAACTCTCGTTGAGCTTTCAGCAATCGTCAGCGCGACTTCGCTTAGAGCCAAGAACCTAGTACCTCCCAACGATTCTGCTATAGCAAGAGTATCCCCTAATGCCAGCTTGAAGGCAACTACCTTTGCCACTGCGGCGTCGGTTATCGTCATCGAATCGGTTACCTTTTTGCCAGCCGCGAATTTACTTATCGCCTCGGTTTCGGATTGAGCGTCAGTCAAAGCTGAATGCTGTCCCCAAGCAAACGCCTGCGCCTCAGCCATTGTCATGCTATCCGTCAGGTTGGTACTCTCCTGAACGCTGTCGGCAGGTCCGTCATACTCCACAGTCACATGGACATTACAGCCTCCGCTGGCGTAGACATACAGAGACTTGTTTATGCTCAACGCCCAAGTATGCGACAAGTCTACGCGGACGAAGTCCCCGTCGTCTTTTAGGTAGGTTGTGTACTTCAACTCCCCGTCCGTTCCCTCTCGCAGGGAAATGGCTACGGCGCTTCCGCCCTCCCTAGATAGCAAGAAGCCTTTGACTCTCGTACCCTTGTCAGCCTGTCCAGCAACCATAAGCGTGTTACCGCTATCTGTAACAGTGCCAGTCTTGACTCTTACCTCATCTTCATTAGACACAGCAACCACCGACTCCCCCTGTCGGTTGAGCCTGAACTTACCGTATTCTAATGCCCCTAATCCTTTTGTTGGTTTTTCCATTTTTGTTGCACCTCCTTAATTTATTTACATGTTTTCATTGCCCGCAAGTCAGAGGCGACTGCATGGCAACCTAATTACTAACTTGTTCTAGCACTTCTGCCAGGTTGATCTATCGTGTAGAAGACTACATGCTGATCGTGATCCGCTCCACACGCACTATTAAAGTCTACGAGACACAAGTCAATTGTCGCCCCTACTGTAATAGTAGGAAGCGTACCCTCAAGGGTTGCCCCGTGATGTCCCGAGATAGCCACGGCGATATAAGGAATCATCTCCGCCCCCAGCTTATCTCCAATACCCACAGAAACTGTATCTGCCTCCGTTACTCTTACTGGTAACTGAATGGAAGTAATAGTCTTGAACGCTTTGGTTCCCTCTACCGTTCCGTTGTTGTTCAACGCAATAGTGTTAGAAATTAAATTTCCCCTGATATCCGTTCCTGTGATAACTACATTCCCAGTTAAACTACCCCCCGCCATAGCACCCGTTATCGTAAGGGTTCTAGGAAAGTCGGGATTAGTTATACCCGTGGTAATAGTTTGTACTGCCGTAGTTAATACGGTAGCCGCAAGAACATTATTAGCACTCGCCGCATCGGGCGCTAGCCATCTCTGTGCATGGACTCTGAACTTACCAGCAAAATCGTTTGCTACATAAGTTGCATATTTGTTTTTGACAATCATTGTTTCTTTTCACCTCCTTATAGGTAAACAACCTTTTCGGACTGGAATCTTTAATCAGGTATTGATTCCTCACTGCCTCCAGCCCGTTGTCAAAAGGTTTTAGGCTACGACTGCTGTCAACAGGTAACCGCAAGAAGCGGAAACCAATACTTCGTCGCTAACCTCTGATACTTCAATCCTGTCGCCTTTCAGCTTATCTTCTCTCCACTTCGAGACGCTTCTGTCCTCGGAGTAGAACTGATAACCAAGAGATACTTTCTTGATACCAGGTGAAGACTCAACATAAGCTAATAGACAATTCTTTCCCCAAACATAGCCAAGTGATTCCGCTATCCCCTCGACTGTGGTGTCGTACATCATGTCCCCTACAAGAACTGTAGGATTGCCAGGCAACAAGCTACCTAGTAAATCAGCCGTAACGACTCCCTTTTGCGTGTATTTAATACGCTCAAGCAAGTCTGGATGGTTCCTAAGTTTGCTCATGACTTCCTCGCCCATGACAACCAAGTTCGGAGTCTTTCCGCAAGCCGCCTTTACAGACAGCATTCTGGTTTCGATATCCCCTAAAGGATCGGAACCTGCGTAGTCACTCCATTGGTTGGCACCTGCAAGTGCGCTGGTAGCCGTGATGTAAGTACCTGAGAAAGCGATTGCCGCAACCCTGCGTTCCCTATCAAGGATAAGGGCGTCAGTTAGTGCCTCGGTAGTATCAACATCAAGATTCAAAGGCTGATCTGCATTATTTCTAAGTCTGTCATACACATCGTCGTGTAAGGCATACTCTTCGCAGAAGTATGTCGCCGTGCTTACATTCCAATCAATTGCATTGGACTCTGAGCCTATGGCTCTGTAAGTCGTAGGAGTCTTGAAGTTTCTGGTATAAGTGAAATAGACATCGCTGTCTTTAGCCACTTTAACCCTAGGAAACACCTGATCCGCAATAGCCTGCCCGTTTGAGTACTTAACTGAAACATTACTCAAAACTGCGTCTACATGAACTGCTCTACTTACTGGATTCATAATCTTTTCACTTCCTTTCTATCAAATATAAATTATCAAACTTACTGGTGATGTGAGATACCAGGCATCAATAATACTTCTACCAATGCGCCCGCGCCTGCGGCGTTAGCCTCAAGAGCGATACCCACACCAATTTCCTTGTCGGCGTCTGCGACTTCTCCCCTGCCGTCGCCTCCGTCGGCTCCGACAATAATGTCCCCCCTACTGCAGTTCTCCGCCATTATTACCTTGGAAGTTCCTCTGGTAGCGATGGTACCGAATTCTCCAGTATTGGGTTTATTCTGTAACACACCGATTGGATGCGTACCTGCCGCACCAGCGCCACATACTACGAAGTCTCCGTTGGCATCGCCAACTTTGACAATATAGTACTGCCCAGTAGTCCTGTAATCCCCATCGGATCTTAGTGTTATCTGCCCGTCTATTTTGGATTGACTCATTTTTCTACACCTCCTCAAATAAACAAACTTTTATACATCTCGCTTATTCCTCTTCATCGAGTTTCTTTGCGAGTTCTGGATTGTCCGCAGACACCTTTTTCAGAGCTTCTCCAAACTTAATACCTGTCTCCTTTGATAGAGCCTCGGCTCGTTTGGTAAGTTCCTCAGAAGCCTTTAACGATTTACCCTCGTCGCCTCCTAGTTCTGTGAACAAAGTCTTTGATACTTTCGGCAAGGAATTCATAAATTCCGTAAACAACACAGTCTGTCTCTCAGATAAACTCATCAAAAGTTTATGAGCAACTTCCTTACTCTTTGGAAGTAACTTGCCCTCTGGATTGCTTTCAGAAAATGTGTATCCTCCGATTTTCTCTTTGACTTCGGTAAACTTTAGCTTGGCTTCCAAGACTCCAAGTTTGGACTTCATGTCATTGAACTCTTTGGCGTTAGGAGTTGGTTCAGTCATTTTGTGTTCGCTCATACCCTTGGCAACACACTTCCCGTCCATCATGACGCCCTCTGTGCCATCATCTAATGTGCAGGTATCACCCTCTGCGAACTCTTTAGGCTCTTCCTTTTTTTCTTCCTTGACTTCCTCCTTTTTTTCTTCCCCATTTTCAGCGTCCTCCGACTTTTCATCGGTTTTGACTTCCTCTTTGACTTCCTCAGTCTTCACTTCGGCGTCTACTTTAGGTTGTTCCTCCGACTTGACTTCGGGTTTAGCTTCAAGTTCCTTTGCTTTCTTTTCTTCTTCAGTCATTTGTAATTCACCTCCTTTTCCTTTTAATTGAATAAACATATTCTCGCTTAACTGTACTGGTGCAAGTGATTTGAAGTACGGGCGGTTGGTTAAAGCCCCACCCAATAGAACATTTGCAAATGTGTCGTGCGTCTCAAAGTCCTCGTACTCAAAGTCAAACTCTGGTGAGAAGTACTTGTAAATGCCTTTGCTCACCAAATCCATGCCCATGGCTGTCCACTCCACCTTAGCCTTTAACTTGGTGATTCCGTTCTCCACGACAGAACGCAACTCCTTGAACCAGCCAGCCGCACCCAACTCGGGCTTGTGCTCCTGATCTACAGCAATATCTATTTTCCTTGTCTTGTCGTTGAAATTCTTAACAAATAAATTGATGTCTTCGGGAGTAATTTCTATTGCTCCGTATTCAGGATGTTCCCAATAACCCTCGGTTAAAACCTCGATCTCGGAAACGGGAGCTTTCTTATCTGAGAACTCTATACGAGAGAACAATTTGGCTATTCTGTGTTCGCTTGCATCCTTTTTTTCCATAACCTCTCCATTATACGACTTTCCGTTCAAGTAGCATATACGCATATACTGGTTAGGATTGCCCTCTACATTAACGGTACGCACTTCCCCGCCATCTTGAACGCATTTTGTAAAGTCAGCTGGCATGGTTCCCCTTTCTGCCATTCTTGTCGTCTTTCAGTATGGCACGGAAATGAATTAAAGCCCAAACAACAGCTCCCGTAGTCAGAAAATAATCGTCTACAAGAGTAGTGGAGGGTATTACCTCAAACAAGTGAATCAAAACGACTACAAACATCAGCACCGAAGCCACGAATATATCGCCTAAAAACAACAGGTTAGTGAATTTCCTCCGCACAATGCCTCTCAGAGAAGTCAGGATAACTACGGAATAGGAAACTAATCGTAGGTAATCCATTATTGTATCTACGATATATGTATTCATTGTCTTTGTACTCCTAGATAGGTTGCGATTGCCCCAATTACAATGGAGAACGCCCCCTGAAATATAGTCATATTAGAAACCCGCTCGTTGGTTCTCGCCTGTGCAACCTCCATCAAGCCCATCCTGTTGTCTAATTTCTCAATAATCTCCTTTTGATCCCGCTTGAACTCCTCAAAGGAACTCTTAAGGTTGGAAACGTCCTTACTGATACCGACTATTAAAGATTTTGTTTCATCAGCCATTTTTAGCTTCCTCATAATCCTCCACCAACTTTAGTAGACTGGCGCATCTCTTGTACAAGGCGGCGGAGGCTTCCTTCAAGAGTGTTCGTTCCCTGTCGTCCGCCTCCCTGACTTCGTCCAATCTCTTTACGCTGGCTGAGATACTCTCCAGCAAATCACAGATTTCCTTTTCAGTACGTGTAGTTACCGCTCTCTTCTTAAATAATCCGCTAAATAATCTCATTTTTGTAATTTCTCCAGTTCGGCGATAGCGTCCTCATCGTCAGTTATTTCTTTTTGTATCTTGTACTTGTCGCCTTCCTTGGCTTTTGATAGCTCCTCTTTTTTCGCTTTCAGGTGCTCCTTCAGTGCGGAGATGTCATCCCCATTAGACACGGGGATATGCTGTCCCCCGCGCGTAATCCACTGAACATCCCCCTCGGCGTGCTTCTCGCTGAAGACATCCTGTCCATAGCTTACGGAAGTGCCCGCCCCCGCAGGCGCGTAAAGCCTTTCGTCTATGTTCAGCGAACTGCTTCCCGCTAGCGGAGCGCTGGCGTCCTGAAAATCCCAAGGCGGTACCTCAGTCTGCGGTTTTAGGGAGTCAGGAATGCCCGTATACGCAGGTAACGGATAGTCATCCTTAAGGACTGCTACCCAGATGCACCGACAGTTGAAGTGAACCCGCCCTGGCTGATAGGAAGAAAAACTCCTATCGACTGCTGATATTGTCTTGCCGTCTATGCTTCTGCAATAGTTGCAAGTCCCCCCGTCCAGTATGGAACTCCACTGGTAGGCGTAAATGTCCTCGGCATACTTTGTAAAAACATACTTTCTGCCCTCATTGACATTCTCGGATATTACTAGGTTAGAGGCTATTAAAGCGTTTTTGTTTATAAAAGCCTTGTAGGCGTCGTGCAGTTTAGTTACTGCCTCATACTCGGTAACTGCCTGATTAGTCATGGCTAGTACTGCGGGTGCTGTCAAGGAACTTAATAAATCCTGATACCCCTTTTGTGCGTAAAAGTGCGCCCTGTCGTACAGCCTGCTTTCGGCTTCGGGCGTGGTGTAGGGTACGGTTTTCTTTAGCTCGAAGCTCGCCTTGTTCTTGCCGAACTCGAATATCTTTTTGATACCGTTGCGGAATACCCTTTCGTATTCCCCGCTGAATCTGCCCGCTATCCTCTGCAGGCTGGCAATGTCCCTCTCTTGAACGGCTCGTTCAAAGATGGGCAATAGATATGCTCGTTCCTTCAAGAGAATTTTAGTCAATTCCTTGTAGAGCTTGGCTTCTTCCGTGCGCATGTAGGTGTCAATCTCCTCGAACCTGACTCTGGTTTCCGCCTTGGTTAAGTCCCTATGCCACTTGCCCTCGTGCATCTTTGACGGCTGTTCCTCTTTTTTCTTCTTCAAATCCTCGTCAACCTCGCCCGCATCTTTGGGGTTGTCGGGGTTTCCGCTGGGTTGCCCGTTGTCATAAAATGGGTTGGGCGGCGGGTTTATCGTGCGCTCGTGCTGGGCTTCGTTCTCTTTTTCCTTCATCGCCCTCTGCTCGTCGCTCATCTCGGGAAGTTTCAAGACGGTTCTTAAGTAGTCTTCCATCTCCAAATCAGGCGTAAGCGCGCCAGCAAGGGTAAGAGTCTGTACTGCATTCGCCAGCACATCGACGGCGGTGGAACCCAAGTCCCCGTGAGTCAACTTGGGATAATCAGTTACTGTAAAATTCAAATCTACTAGCGGAACTATGAAGTATTTATAAACGGTATCCTCGATATTCTTGGCTATGGAGTCGATGGCGTTCAAGAAGAAGCTGGACTGATCGGTGCTCAGTGCGTAACTGCCCGTGCTTGTGCTTCCCAACTCCACAAACTGCGCCAATACGGATTTGAGTATCTCGCGCGTATGATGATCCAGCATCTCTTTTGGATCTTTGATAGTGGAGGACTTCATGTCCAGCATCTCGATAAGCCACTTCTCGGATGGGCGGATAATGTAAGCCTGCTCGTTGCTCCTCAGGTTGGCTCCCAGTTCCATTGCTTCCGTCTTGTCCTGATCTGTTGCCCCCTCTGGTAAAGTGATGACTGGAATCCCGACTCCGTGCCTCTCCGTGGCGATTGCGTCTATCTTGTAATACTTGTCCCTAAAGAACCAGTGTTTATATGCTTGCCTTAAAATTGATGTACCTTTCCAGTTGTCGCCCTCCTTTTGGTGAACCAGTATCATCAGCTTTTCGACTGGTATCTCGACTGTCTTGTATATTTTGTCCTGATAAAACCTCTGGGTGATTGACTTCAACTCCCCCTTTTCCGTGTTCCATTGGTAGATAGTCTTAGGAAGTCTGGGTGCCCACTTAGTACAAACAATCTTGTCTTCCTCGAACCCGTAAACCAGCTCGAATACAAAGTGCCCATAAGCCAGCATCAAAAGGGCTTGCCTGAGATTATCATTCCACGGAAGTATTTCAAAAAGATTATGTTTTACGAATTCCGCGACTTCCTCATCCGCGGCGTCCTCCGATGCGGCTGTGATGTCCCACTCCGCCGACAAGAGGGGCAGGTTGACAACCTGTAAAGCCATGTGAACGGAGGCATCGCTCCACCTCATCTGGTTGACTGTGTCAATGAGCTTGTCCCCGATTAAGTCGGCTACATACTCCCCCGTGTCTATCTGTCCTGAAAAAATGGTGGTGCCTGTGCCTCCGAGTTCTGTGCTTTGCGGCACTCGTTTGGGCGTTGCGAATCTATTTGTTATCCTTTTTAGTATTGACTCTTTTGGCATTTTGTTAAAACCTTTAATAAACCTAGAACCGCTGATCCATCAATCCGCCAGTTATCGGTTTATTGTCCTTTGTTGGTTTATTACTCACATCAGCCAAAGAGCCAGCCACAGCTCTACTCATCGCAATCATACCATAATTTGACGCGTGTGCATAGTGATCTGCACCAGTCGCTATGTAATTGAACACATAGCTCCCGTCTGGCTTTTCAACCTTCTCCTTGGCTAGGGCGCAGTGATGCCTTATAAACTCCTCTATGTCGTTTGTCAACTTTGGCAAGACTATATTCTTGATTTTATACTCATCTGCCAAAACATCAAGAGTCTCCGTTCTGTGAACGACTACATGATATTCCTTTTTCTCCTTGTCTTCTTTCCAGACTATGTGCTCCTTCTGGGTGTCGTTGTAGTAGCAGAGCCAAACCTTACCTGGGAACATGAGCTGGAATCTTCTCGCGGAGTGCTTGTTGGGCATGGCGTCTATGACGCAACTGATGACTCCGAATTTCACCATCAGATCGGGCAACTCCTCGAAGTCCTTCAGTACGCCAACCCACAATAGCTTCTTTTGCTTGCCGTCCTTTTGCCAGACAGTAGCATGGAGGTTGTCGCCCTGATCCACGCCCATGTAGGTGTACCTCCCCACTCCCTGCAACTCCCTCCCAGCCTGAATGCACTCGAGCATGTCCGTTCGCTTAATTGGCAGGTTCTCCCCCGCGTACGGCTCGCCCAATACGAAGTTCCAGAATGTCTGCTTCCAGCGTTCGTTCTCAAACTTTAGGAATATATCCTCTGCGCTTATCCAAGGCACCATGAGCTGGGAGACATGATACCCAGACAGCTTGCTCCCCTCGTTGGTGGGCTTCCAACGCCCGTCTATTCTGTCGTCGTCAGTCAGGGGAGCGTTGCAGTAAACACACTGATAGTAAATCTCCCCGAATCCCGCCCTGCCCATGTGTATCGAGTCGGGAAACTTGAGCACCTGCTCCTTTCCGCACTCCAAGCAGGTAACAAACCACTGCTTCATGTCCGAGCGCATATATAGTGCGTTCACTCCATAATCTGGTATCGAGGGGTTGGAGAGGTGGATTGTGTACTTGTACTTCGAGTGCGAGAGCCTTTCCTGATAGATAGATATAATCTGGGGCTTGCTCCTGTCGGTTTCGTCGTGAATGAGCATGTCCGCGTCAATAGATATAGCCTGTCGCTCTCCCCATGTTCCCCTAAAGTAGATAAAAGAACTTCCCATCTGCTTTAACTCTACGGAGTCCACATTCACAATCTTGCTCATAAGGTAGGGGCTGTCCTGTATAACTGGGTTTACCCTAGACTTGGAGAACTCATTGACATCCCCTGCTGTAGGAAAGGTGTAAATTATAGATATGGGGTGCGTGTCCGCAAACCAAAGCGCCTTATTGATTCCGTAAGTCGTGAGTCCTGTCTGTGCCGCCTTTTGTACAACAATATTTTTACTCTCGTCCTTGTAGATATCAACCAAGAACTTATGAGTTGAGAAGTCTAGCGGCTCTCCTTTAGGCGTCTTGCAGTTTGCCAGTGTCCAAGTCAGCAGGTTTGCTCTTTGCGCTTCTCTTACTACCAACTCGCTTGGTTGCAATTTCCTCAATGGCTCTGTTGTAGGCATCTATCAGCTCCTTTGGAGCATTAAGGGTAATTTTGCTGTCTATCGCCCCCGAATGCTCGAACTTCTCCTTTACTACATATTCTTCTGGTAAAGTCCTCTCAAGATACCACGCCGCCGAGCGCCAGTCCCCCCTGCCCACCAGTATCTTTTTGCCGTGTATATCTAAAACGAAATCCCCGTTGGTGTCCTTTAGGTACTCATCAGTAGAGGCGTTTATAATCCTGTTAGCCAGAGCCGTGTTTCTCTTGGCTCTAGCCCTACCCATAGACTCCAGAAACTCTAGACGCTCCTCCTCGGATAACGGGTTCGCCTCGTCCTCGGAAAGCCACTGGTAAAGCACGGACTCACTAATTCCGCTCATGGTAGCGGCGTCTCGGTTGGTTGCTCCTGCCTCTATATATCCGCAGAGTTCGTTCCTTAATTCTGGACTGTATTTTAAGTTTGCCATTATACTGCTATTCCTTTATATCTCAACATTTCCTTAAACTTTATTCGTGGTTCTTGGAATCCATCGTGATCTACAATAGTTAAAAACTTGCCGTACTTACGCCATTTATTCATAAAGTTTTGAGAGGAACTGTGCATAAACTCCCTCGTTCGGTAGGTTCCGCATCCGTCTTTATTCCAATGCTTGAATTCCATAGCATATTCGTAACTGATGAGAGGTAGAAAGCCTTTATCAAACAGTTGCATACTCATATCAAAGTCCTCGAATAAGTCTACACTCGGATCAAAGTTTATATCGTTTTTCATTAGTACCCTGCAGTTAAGATAGTAGGCTGAATAAGCCCTACCAAATAGCAACGGCTCTGACTTATTATGCACTCCTACTGCATTTGAACCTATGCATAAAAACGGCGTGGAGAAACTACTCATTAAACCTGTATGGTAATTAAACATGGCTTCTAAATCCACCTCTTTAACATATTTACCGTTTTCCTTGTGCCACAAACCTACCAAGTCGTCGTCTAACATAAGAATAGGTAAATCAGAATCCGCGTGCGTAGCCACTAAAGAGTGCCTAGCGTTTGCCACACCTATATTGTTAACAAACAGCTCCGCACCTTGGAAGTATTTAGTCGTAGTTACTTTATCAGGACGATTTGTGGGTATTATTACCCTCATATTTCTCCTTATTAAATTTATAAATGACATCGCTGTTCTCGTCTAATCCATCTGGGTACAATAAGCCATCAAAGTAAACGAATGGGCTAGTTTTGCGTGTAGGATCGTTCCACACTCCCCGCATAAAATCATATAAAGACTTAAATCGGTTGGACATATGCCCCTTTAGACTTCCTTGATTTAATCCGTTTGCCGCTCCGTAGGGAACGACATCGAGATATTCGTGGAAGTTCTCGGCTATGTCCTTGAATCTTACCTCTCCGTTGCGTTTAGCCATGACTATTGCCTCGGTAAACTGGCAATGAGCGTAGTTTGAGAAGTATTTGTCCTGAGGTAATCCGCAACAGCTCCCGTGCGCGCATCTCTCCTTGTGATGGGCGTCACTTATGAATAGTTTTATCCCTGCTTCCCTTGCCGCTTGCTCCATTTCTAGTACGAATGGGCGCTTTATTTCGTAATTGAGTCTACGATACCCGCTTCCCCTGCTGTGTAAACGATAGAACTCCCACAAGTCATACCCAACAATCTTTGACATATCTTTATACCGCGCCCTCAATTCATCATTGGCTCTGGATTCCAAACAATAAAACTCTGTTGATACTCCATAACAGCCAATGCTCGCCGCAAGTTTAATCATCTCGGTATGGTGTGGGTTGGTTACTCCTATAACAAACGGGCGTAGCCTTAGGTTCGCCCCCGCCAGTCCTAACTTAACATATTGCTCTAAAGCCCAAAATCTCTCTTTTGGTGTCGGTACACCTAACTCCATTCTTTTGGCTTTCTCCTCATCTAAAGTGATAATTGATACTTTTACATGAAAGTTCTTTGCTCCCCGTAAGACATCAAGGTACCTGTCGTCTTTGAGATGCCAAACACTTTTGGAACTAAAACTCACGGGGTAATCAATCTCTCTAAAGAACTTCAGTAATTCTAAACTTGTGCCTATGTATTTCTCCTGTAAATCAAATGGCTCACTCAACCCGCCCCATTGCATAGGGATTCTTGCCTTTACATAAGCTCCGAACTGCGAATTCTCTGGGTTAGTAAATACCTTCTTGACTTTCTCTACATTCACGCCTCTGATGTTTTTACTTACATAGTCTTCGTAGTGCATTCTCTGAAAGTAGGAAAAACAATACAAACACTTGTATGAACACAAGTTGTATGTGTCAAAAGTCATGGGCATCGAACAATCTAAAAACTCATTGCTCCACCTAGGTGATGAGTAGTATTTCTTAGCTGATGTAGTTTCCTTGTTTGAGGAAGTCATATAATTTTGCTCCATCATTTCCCTTTACAAACTTGCCGTCATTAAAGAACTTCCCTACTGCCTCGGCTTGATCGGGATCAGCAAACGAAAAGATAATCATAATAGCTTCGTTAGGTATCTCTCCGCCCGCTCCTGAACCGCCCTCGCCCTTGCCATAGTTTGGGGTTTCACCCTGATTGTAATATTGTAATTCCCAATTCTCAAAGCCTGAAAGGGTTAAATCCAGTTTCTTCAAAGTTAAATCGGTGATAAGTTTGCCCAACTTTTCAACATCCCACCTGCCCGTAATCCTATTGAGAGCTAAATTAAGAACTTTGGCTTTATCCTCTGGCAAGTCTACATACAGTACGGGTACTTTCGTCCATCCCAAAGCTTCCGCCGCGCGTATGCGCATGTGCCCGCCAATGATGGTGTTATCCTTGTTCACTACCGCTGGCTCCACGAACCCGAACTCCTTGATGGAATTCTGCAAGTCTATGAAAGCCTTGTCAGTCATCTCGCGGGGATTGTATTCCGCATATTTCAATTTGCTAATCTCTACCTGTGTTACATCTGTGGTGTTCATTTTTTTCCTTTCTTAACCTTTATAACAAAATCTATTGTGTGTCCACCTTTTAACTTAATCTCGAAACCGATATCCTTGATGTCTTTACCCGCCAGTTCCCTTAGTACACAAGTAATCAAGTCCTCCAAAAACATACCGTCTGCAGTCATTGCGAAAGGAATGTTAGTTGTTGTTGCCATCTGTTCCTTTCTTAATTTGTTTTTTTGCCATAGCCTCTTTGTGCGCTATGCCTGACTTTGATAGATAACCTATTTTAATCATGCGCTTTCGCTCCATTTTGCGCTTTAACTCGTGCTTTTGCTTTTTGTTCGCTAGTTTGTTCATTTTATGATTATAATTCTGTCTCCAACTTTATAAGCAAATTATTGGCTTTCCTCAACAATTGTTTTCTGCCAATCAATCCTATATTCAAACGGGGAAGTTTCAAACCCAACTTTCTCAAATATGATGCACTATCCGCAACCTTTTGCTTACTAGGATAATTTAATTGTTCGCAGACATACTGCAAACCATATCCGTTTCTTAATGCCTCTACCCACACTTCCATAAATTTGTCTATATCTCCTTGTAGAACAAGGCGGGGTACATTACGCGCCAATTTTTCCTTTCTTGCAAATTCCGAATAAAAACGGAGCTTCTGCCCAAGGCTTGTCGTCTGGGCGTTTAACATCGGATACTAGGCACTTCTTCTGGTAAACCTCAACCTGCCCTTTGAACGATGCGTTCAAAAACGCTTTGTAGGTTTCCGCGTTATAGCACACCCTATGCTCGGCAATCTCGCTAGGCGGGAGAATGTCATCGGGTACAGTAAAAATAGCCAGTCCACCCTCTTTTAACACTCTGCAACTTTCTCGTACAGTTTCCGCTCGTTCCTTATCGTCCAAGTGTTCTAGGGTTTCGCAGGCTATTATGCAATCAAAGTTATCACTTTTCATGTTATCTGTATCCTGTAACCAATATGGCAATGTCCCCTCATAAGCGGGGAATCCTTTTTTCTTCATTTGTTCCACAGCGTATTTTGAGATGTCCATTCCCTCTATCTGAAACTTAGGGTGTTGTTTTCTTATTTCTTCCATTAAGATACCTAATCCTGCCCCAAGCTCTAATATACAAGCATCATCTGGCAAGTCCTTTAACAATTCTTTTGCTATGAAAGGAAACTTACCTGGGTAGTTACGCCAGTTAAAATTCCCCTCGACTTCCGTCTTATATACAGTGTCCCAATATCCGTTTCTGGTGTTGATGTTCTCCCCCATAGTACGCGGGGTGGCTAGTTTGTCCAGTTGTAGTTGTTGCCTCCAGTCGGGATACATCTTTTGTAGGTAATTCTTGGAACCCTGCAAGGAGTTTTGAGCGAATACAACCCTCATTTCCTCTGGCACATCCCAAAAGTCCCTGACTGTCCAAATCTTGTCCGCTATATGCCCCACCAAAACGCCTGGATGCGCCCAAATCTTGAACCCTGCCAACTTAGCTGATACACAGAAATTCAAGTCCTCCGAGAAACCGTACTTGAAGTCAAACCAAGGTTCGGGTATTGCTTCCAGTACCTTGCGCTTCATAAGTATGAAGCCGAACCCGCACCCGTCTATCTCAAAGGGAATCGTGTTGTCTGGCAGTTTGGCTATCGGCTCCATGACTCCGTACTCGAGGTTTAGTTTCCTTATAATAGGGAGTCTGTGGCTTCCGCAAGCGAACTGAATACCAGTCACTATGTCCGCCCCCCTGTCCAAGACTTCCATTAAAATATCTATGTCATCCCTGTCCCAAATGGTGTCAGAATCAATCCAAAGCAAATACTGCGCGTCCGTGTCCAAAAACCTGCGGGTTATGCCGTTCCTTGCTTGCGCGTGCGGGCGCTGTTCGCTTATGGGAACATACTTTGCGGGGTGCTTGCTGAAAGTCTTCAAAAGGCACTCAATCCACTCCCAGCGGAATCCGTCCTTGCCTCTTGGAATTCCTATTGCAATTTTGGTTTCTGGCGTGATACTAGACATTTTCTCTCCTTTTCCACAGATAATTATGTACATTATAAAAATAAGGCGTCAGATCGGGGTGGCTGATGTGTTCTGGGAACATAAAACTGTAGGTTATCAGCTCGGGGTTGCTTATAAGGTATGTGCAGTGCTTTGCCATGTCCGCAATGACTGGCGCGGGATCGGGCAAATGCTCCAAGACATCCATGGCAACTATCAAGTCAAAGTCCCTGTCTATTTTGTAGTTCTCGCTTAAAAATACTGGACGGACTCCGTGCTTTTGGAATCTCCAACGCGCGTATTCCCCTGTCTTGCTACCCTCCACTTCAAGATAAAAGGTTTCCGCACCCTCTTTGCAGGCGACAATAGTGTACTCCCCTATTCCCCCGCCAAAATCCAACACGGACTTGATGTTGTAGTTTCTTATAAATTGAGCTAGCCAGCCGTGAAAATCCTTTCCCTGCAATCTCTCCTGATACCTAGAGAGTCCAAAAATGTATAAGTCGGTTTCCCTGTAGTAATCCAAAACCCTGTCCTTGTAACTGGGGAACAGCCAAGCCAGTTCGGTTGAAGCGCATAGACACCTTGCCTCAACCAGTTGTCTATCCCGCCCCGTGTATTCTGCTAATTCCCCGTAAAAGTCCGTCATTTCTTTTTTTCCTTTTCCTTTGCTTCCGCCAACTTTTTCTCGTCGTCAAAGTTGATTACTCCGTTTCCTATGTCAATGTTGCAGAACTGAAAGTCCTCTGGTAAAAGCCCTACATCGGGAAAGATATCAGTCATAATGAACCGAGAAGTTTCCTTGTCTGCCATGCTCATTACCAACTCGTAGTGCTTGAAAACTGCAAATATAGATTGTAGTCTGTCGGTTTTTTCCTTGCTTATACTAAATTTTTTCATTGTATTGCTCCTATAAATTTCAACAAAACCCAAACCAACAAAACATTAAATGGTAAATTTAACAACCAAGGCCAGAAATTAGACGGCTCTCTGGGTTTACCAAAAAACAATGGACTGAATATAGTTCCGAATACCACTAAACCTATAAACACTTTTGCGAATAATATTAAAAAGTTATCCATTTTATCCTTCCATTAATTTTTTATAAGCTAACTCGTACTTGTCAGCAATTTCAATCAAATCACTATCAGTAAAATGCTTTGTTACTTTCTTCTCTGCCTGCAACTCCTCAACTCTCGCCAGCCCGTACATTTCAATCATTCTCGGCGTGTAAACATCCTTGTTACCACTCTTAAAATAATTGCACTGTAAACACTGCGCGTGTACACCATCCTCCTGAAACAACACGCTATTGCCCCTGCCATCCACGAAGTGTCCCGCCTGCAACTCCTTGAAGTGATGCCTAGTGTTGCAAGTAAAGCAAATGCCCCACTCATTAGTGCCTGTAGTTTTCAAACAGTCACGCAACCTAATATATCTGCTAAACCAGCGCCACGCATCAGCTTTGAGCTTCTTGTGGCTGGGCTTCTTTGGCTGGCTCGGCTTCTTTGCTTTTTTTGACTTCATAGGCTATTAAGTGAAAATGTCCGCTCTTACTCTCGGAAATTCTATACTTTCCAAGTTCTTTTCTTGCTACTCGGTTAAAAACCCAATACATCCAGTCCCTCTGTCTTTTAGAAGCAATCCCACTGGTGTCCCTGAACACGCATATCAACCCTTTAGGGTACTTACTAATCACACAGCGACTATCGTGGTATATAGCCGTCTTGACATTCACATATTCTGCTAACGGACTTGTTTTAGTTAGTCTCATAATTTTAATTCCTAATCCCAAATGAACTCTGTCCTGTTCGGATTGATCCAATTAAGCCGTCTGTCACCCAAGATTCTTCGGACAAGCGCAGGATTTGCCTGCAGTGTGAAAACACACGCACCATACAATCTTTAGTTGTCAAAATACCTTAATCTCTTTCCAGCACTCTGGACAATACTCTTTTTCGTTCTTCTTAACCTGCAAAGTCGAGAAGTACTTGACTCCGCACTTCGCGCAAGTCGCCTCGTGGACTCCCTGATCCGAGATAGATATTCCGTCCTCCAATGCGGTTTTCAATATCCTGCGTTTCTGCCTGCAGATAGGACAGCGCGTGGGGTTCGCCCAGCCCTTTTGCCCGAACATCTTCTGCTCCCAGATTGTAAAAGTAAAGTCCTTATGACAATCCTTGCAGATAAATTTCTTGTCAGTTAACTCCGCAACTTCTGCCATATAGTTTTCTCCCTAGATTTTGCCTTACTGGCAATGTACATATGCAAAGCCATCAGGTTTTCTGCCGTCATGCGCTTCTTTGCCCTTTTAATCCAAAACCCTACTGTGTTCACTTTGAACTTCTTGACTTTATCGAACTTCCAACCATATATGACATTAAGCGCATAAGTGCAAAAGTCCATCTCGTCAGGGGAGAGCGTGTTCTCCAAAAGGAAGTTTACCAAATTCTTGGGCGGTGTTTGTTCTATCATTCCTTTGCCTCTCTATAAAGTTTCCTGTAACTATCGAGATTGCTTTTAACCTCTTCAATCTTTGCTGGTATATTTTTTAGCTCCGTCATAAACATGGCGTATCTCATATGTCCCATCCTCTCGGTAATAGTGATTGTCGTTTCAGGGCTTATATCGGGTGGTAATACGAACAACTTATATAGTTTGCTGTCTTTCAGGGTAAGCAAAATGTAGAAGTCAACCATGTGTCTGTTGGCTGAAGCCACAGTGTAATTCCACTTGGGGAATCGCGAGGTATTGGAAATGTTGGCTACCCTAACACTCAGCTTATTATTGTTCCATAAAATGTCGTAGGGTGAGTTTTGTCCTAGAATGTCGGATGCTCGTATTTTTACAACCCCCTCGGACGGCAGAGCATCGTACACTATCTGCGTTCCTAAACGGCTGATGTCTGTTTCGTTAAGGGATTTGAAGTCCATGCTCATATTTTAGCCCCTTTTTCGTCTTTGTCAAGCCGTACTTTGAGGCTCTGGTATAAGGTTTTCAGATAATCCTCGCAACATTCGGACAGCGGAACGGAAATAATCCATTTAGAATGACAACTGCACCTGTAAAACTCTGGCGCTGGCAGGTAGTCGCTGTGCCCATTGTTCGCCTGCTCATCTTTGTACTGCTTGGTGAAGTCGCTCCATCTAAGAGAGAGGGCATTGCTCATCACCTCCCGCACTTTGCAGTCCCCGCTAACAATAGGTATCAGCTTCCGCAACTTATCGTAGGAATACTCCGTCAGCTCCTCTGGCTTGTACTTTAGTTTCTCGATGTAGGTTTCGTAAATCTCTATGTAGTAGTAGGCTGTTCGCTGGTTCAGCCCCACATCAGGACTCTGCACATAAGCCAAGAAGCTGTCGTACCCGAGCGGGGTGTAGAGTTCCCCGTCCCGTATCTTCTTTAGAATCTCCGCCATGCTGAAAAGCATAGCCCCCATTTGATTCTTCAGCTGTAAGAGCTGTTGGTGCAAACTCAGCGCTAAAACGGACATGTTTTCCATGTTTTCCTTTCTCCTACCTTTGCGTAGGGAGTAAATAAAAGCCTACTCCTAGGCAACAAGTATCCCTGTTTCGGAGGATTCACTTTGGCAAACTCCAACTCCTTTAGCCCCCACTCCTGAATTAGATACCTCAAAGACTCAGTCGCTAGCCACACAATCTCGTCGTCGCTCACGAACACCCACCAGAATGCCTTGGTAACACACAACCCCGAACACTTGCCGTTGCTGTGCGTCTCCACAAAGTAATTACCCGTCCTGCAAGCCAGATAGTCGTACTTGACTTCCAGCATTACGGGAATGTCGGGAACTACGATGTCGTACCCGCTCTGTTCCTCGTCTACGACATACGCCTGAGGATGGGTAGCCTTGATAATCCCGCAAATCTCATGCTCTGCTACCTTACCCCGCACCAAATCCTTGTCAAAGTTGTTTTGCACTTACTTTTTCCCTCATCTCGGCGATTCTAGCTAGGTTGCGTTCCTTGACTTCCTGCGGTACTTCCTCGTAATGAAACACGGGAGATACAACCCGCTTCCTGAAATCCTTGCGAATGGCGTTGCGTAAAAATGCCTTGTAGTTACGGTACTTCTTGCCGTGGGAGCGACAGTAATCCACTAGGCATTCCGCCTTGTCCTTTAACTGTTTGTCGGTTAAATCGTATATGTTGGTGAACTCAATAATGTCGTCTTCAGGTATGTTTTCCAAATAAGAGAGGGAGGCTTCTGGTTTGCCTTTGGTTGACATTTGGTTGACATTTGGTAGTACCAGGCTCTCTCTATCCTCATCTATACTACTCTTATCTACCCTTATCTTCCCGAGAGTTCTCTGGGAGTACTCTGAGAGTTCGTAATTTCCCTGCGGTAACAATATCAGCTTGGATAACTCATCCTTATATTGCGATTGTGCCTCCCTTTTTTCGTCAATGTAGTTGTGAACCCTCCAGTCCCTTACTACCACCACGCCAGATTCAAAGGGAATCACAAACCCTCTTTCAACCAGATTGTTCAGATCCCCCACAGTAGCATTTATTAAACGCATAATGGAGCGGGGCGTAACAAAACCCTTTGCGTCTGCGTCCAAACAGAGATGAAAATATAACGCTTGAGCTGATAAACCCATATCTAAAAACCTATCAGTTCTTACTACATCCTTAGAGAACATTCTCTTGGTAGCCATAGACAGTTTCCTTTCTTATTAAATTGTTGAAACTATGAAGTTTTTGTGTTATTCTGCTCATGAAATTAACCTTTCACGGGCTGGTGGAGCAATCTACTAGCCCGAACTTTATTAACCAATTAAACCTCTTTTAGTACCAAATAAAAAGCCCTTTTGAACGCCCGTTCAAGGATAAAAAACATAGCAGTATTCAAAGTGCTTCCTAACCAACGCCCCACTATTTTCCCCATGCCAAGGCGGTACATAATTACAGATAGCGAAGTTCTGCCTACCCGTTAAGACATTACTATTTATGAATTCCCCTGTTGTTTTGGCTTGGTACTCACACCATTCTTTTGGAGCAAAGACATCGTATTCCTCTCTGTGTTCTGGGTTAACCATAATAAATCTCTTGTGCTTTCTGAAAAAGTAGCATTGAAACCCATACCCACACCCAAAGTCGTATACAGTCCAATTAGCAGGAATGAGTTTTGCTAGGAGTTCGTAGGTATCCATAAATCCCAAGAAACTCGGATCAATATCTCCGCTGTTAGCGTCTAGGATTGCAGTAACCTGTTTACTGTATTTAGTCCTCATTAAAGTTTTGAATACATCTATCATTCTTTGCCTCCTGAGTACGGACACATTCTGTGATGGTTATTGAACCTAGTTTGTTTGGGAGCAAAGTCGCTTATTTCTATTTCTCCTACGATTCTTTTAACCCAATGGAAGAAGTAAACCAAGTCCTCATAAGTCCTGTAAGTTTCCAAGGGCTGGTATTTACAGGCAATTTTATTCTTTTTTAATATAGAAAATCCTATCCCCTCGGGAAGCTTGCCGTACAGCTTAAAGTAGGCATACGCGTAACCAGTAGCTTGTATATTAGTCGCCACATCAGCATAAACCCAATAATTACTCGCTGTCTTATGTTCGTAAATCCACCCGTCTTTTAGATTCAAGCCGTCAAAAATACCCTTAAATTTCATTTCTTTTTGGGATAAAATTTCCCCCGTAGCTATGTTCTCGAACGGCACTAGAAATTCTTGCTCTGCAATCTCCAAGCGACTCACGGGAACATTTTCAACATAAACCTTAACCAGTTTCTCGGCTTCTTCGGAAAGTTCCGCCTTGGGCTGTTTGAGATGATAGTTTTTGATTGCGTCATGCACCTCTTTACCCAAAGCCTGTGCAGGGCTAGTCTGCTCATCTGCTAGCCCAGCAACATAGCTTAACCAATAACATCTTGGACACCCCTCGAACTTAGTCAAGGAATTGATGCTTTGGTATTCCCTCATTACAAATCCTTTACTTTACTCTCAAGAGTTTTCCTCAGGAAAGCGACTTGTTTCCCGCTCACCTTTCCGATCAGGGCGGTAATCATTGCCCCAACACTCTCGGCTTCCGCCTTGTTGGTGACTCCTGCGATTGCGGTAATCTCCTTTTCAATCGCCTTTAACTCCGCGCCTGTAAGCTGTAACATACCGCCAGCGTCAGTAACAGGGGCGATTGCTGGCTCTTCTATTGGGCGATAATCCTCATCAATCGTCCCCTCGTAAGCATCAGCACCCACTCCAAATAGCGCCGCTGTTTTCTTGAAAGCGTTTGTATATGCGCCTTTCATCGCGTCCGCGTGGGTGCTCGATTGATGTCCGCCGTAGCAAGCTCTAGCCTCTACAGCACTTCGGTTATCGTCAAGAAGTAACAGAGTAAGCTTCCCTGCATACTCGTAATAAATCTGTCCGCTCTTGCTTGGGTACTCCTTTAACAATTTTATTTCGTCCTGTGTAGTCCAGTGCAAACCGTACTTTGCAACCACTTCGTTTAGACGATTGACTACAAACTGGTAACCATAACCAGTCGTGTCGTAACCCTTACGAGTTACTTCTTTTTGCGTTCTCTCAACGCATCCGTCCCCGTAGAGTTTCTTTAGGGATACTGCAAACTCCTCAAACATTGTAGGATTTGCTTTACTTGCTGTCTTGTCCATTTCTGGCATTTTTACATTTTCAGGCATTTTTTGTCTCCTCTGGTAGCTCGGTAACTATAGGAAACCGATCTACATCTAATTTAATACTGTGATGCAACTTCTCCATGCTTTCCGCTATTTCCTTAGCTTTCTCAAGGTGAGTCAACTTGGCTTTATCGTCGTCCTCCGTATTCACTAATGTAACGATTTGAATGTTAGATTTAACCATGTATTTTGTCATTTTAATTCACCGCCTTTCTTAAATAATTATTGCCCTTTTGTTGTACTTTGTCAAGCCATTTCCATACCCTTATTTACTAAAGTACACAATCATCGTAGCTCCTACCAATAACCCCAAAACAAACAAAAGAAACCATTGAAGTTTGCTGGGTGCCTCTACTTCCCCCCGTTTATACTCACGCTCGGCTCTTTTGTATGCATCAAACTCTTTCTTACTCTCAAAATGTACGAATCCGAAATCGTCAGCCCTGCCGTCTGTTGGCTGGTAGTACTGATATTTATACCAAGCGTCTGTGTGCGTTTCTACTGCTGGTTGTGGCTCACCGTACCTTAAAGTCTGTATCATACTTGGCTTATTGATTTTATACTTCTTGGCAACTCTCACTTGCTCCTCCAATTTTCTGTTTCTGTGTGGCATATGCACCTCCTTTCAGCAACTCTGCTAACTTTCCTTGTATTCTCTCCGCAGAGGGTATCATTCCTAGACTCAGGAACTGATAGATAAGTTTATACAGATTCTGCAATTCTTCCCTGTTTTGCATTTTTAACCTTTCTTTAATTTTATAACCTAGGCTGATCGCCTTTAGCCCAAATCCTATATCCTAGAACTCGGTTAAGGTTGAACATTAGGTAGTTGTTTATTAACTTCCTCACCTTTTTCCCTTTCCTCAAAAATTTTTACTTCCTTGATATGTTTGCATTCGAAGTTCTTGTCCTTGCCAATCCGTGTCATAAAACCGATACACTGACACCTGTAAACAAAAGTGTCAGCCGTGGTGTGGAGTCTGTCCACGGAATAATAGATTCCAACCTGTGAGGTAGAGGGTACACGGTAGGTTTGCTTGTCTGGTTGGATTTGGGCTAGTTTGTATATTTTCATTTTATGATTTTCAGACTCCAAATTGCCTTAGCAGTCCTGTGCTGTAAATTCCAAGCCTCTAAAACAAGAGATAAAAACTGGCGGAAGTTATCACTAGCAAAGTCGTTAGTAGTCGTTCCCTCCAAAATTATTGAATACTGATGCTTAAAATGTTTATTCTTGCTCATCTGTCGTCCCTCCTTTTGCATTCATCACAAATGCCGAACTTATAACCCCAATCGGTTATGTGTCCCCCGCAGTACTCACAATTACCTTGTAAAAACCTCCAAAATCTAATTAGTTTTTGTTTCATTTACCCGCCCATCTTAGAATAAAATCCAGTACGGCTTGCATATTAAAGGCTACTCCTAAAGCCAATATAATTAGAAAGCACCCGCAACCTCCGCAACTGCAACCTGAATCATCATCTTCGTGTTTACTCACTTTTTCCTTTCTCCCGCATAAGAACTTTGGCGTCTTCCATTATTTTGTTCAACTCGTCTTGGGCGATAACCACAAAATCCCTCACCAATTCAGCATTTATCCTCGCAATAGCATCCTGTGGTTTGGTTTTACCATCGGCGGAGTCCTTGAAGATAGCCACTACACGGGTTCTTATAAACCGCCTAACTCCTAAATCCTCCAACATTACATTAATATCTTTTTCCATTTTCCCCTTTCTTCCAGTATGGCGCGTCATCGTTTACAAACCATCCGCAATCCTCACAATGGTAAACTGGTATGTTAAACAGCTCTGGGTACATTCTCTTGCTGTTAAAAGGGAATGCAATCTTATGCTTTTGGCAGGGGCGGTTGGCTTTGGTGAAACTCTCACCCTCTGGCAACGGTAGGTTATCTATACCCTGATGATTTGCTGGAATGTTATCGTTTCCTAGTCTTATGTCCATATAACCTTTCTTAAATAATCATAAACTTTTATACGGGTTTGTCAAGCCCTTTTTGTACATAACCTTTCGATAAAATTAAAGTCGTATATTTCCAGTAACTTGATATTTTCTACTGGTATTTTATTGACAACCAACACCGACTTTTCTTTAGAGAAGTTAGCCCTGCTATCGCCTATCGAGGTTGTATGCTCTATATCAAAAGTGTCCCCTCTTTCGTGTCCTAGCAAATCTTTTTTAGAGTATTCGACTTCCAACATAACCAATTTGTAATCATCTTTATCTGCTAGCTGGAACAGTAGCGCGTTCAAGTGTCCTTTTTTACTAGGTTTTGTTTTCCAGAGCCAAACCGCATTAAACGGGGTTGGATAATTAGATACCGTAAGATGATCGATTACATCGTGCCTTTTAATACATGTAGGCACTAACCCCTGCTTCTTAATAACAAGCCAGTTCTTGTAGGTTGTGTAGTGATAGCCTTTCATGTCCTAATTCCTAGTAACTCAACATTGCTGTTAAGAAACTCAACTAAAGAGCGAGCGAATGTGCTGTCAAACGGAAACTCTAGGTAGGTATAATAATCTCGTTTATGTAGCGGATCAGTACCCACGCGCGAGAATATCCTTATGACGCATTTCTTACCGAAGCCCTCGTCCTTTACATCCATTTCATATTGGGCTGTCTTTTGCTCTGGTTCTTCTACTGCTCCCTCGGTGTAATTCCAGTAGGTTTTACACTTGAAATTGTTAGGATGGTACATGTTTGGGTTTGTTGTTAGTTTGTCTTCCATAAATCCTCCTTTTCTGGATTCTTAAAATTGTTTTTAGCTGGCTTTGGCTCGTAAAAGGCGACAACCTCGCCAGAGTTCTTAACCTTTATGTGTCGGGTTCGGCTACCCGTTACAGCCATTACCATTTTCTCGTCGTACTTTAGATCGCACTTTCTTGGGCGTCTCTTCCACTCACTAATTACGCGCATATTACTTTCCACTTTGAGCCTCCTTTACAATAAATTTCCAATGCCAGCTCTCCACGGGATACTGGCTTTCCGCTATGTTTTCCACAGTATAGCTCTGCTCTATTCCGTACTTGTGGGCGTTGTCTACCAGCCACCTGTACTCAGGCAGGGTATCGAATTCGTTCTTTAACTCCATTCTCTCCGCCCCGTCGTTACGCACGCCCTTAATCATAGGGCAAGCCACGAAGTCCACAGCCAGTCCAGTTAGGTGTTCGGACTCGTTGGGTTTGGCGACAAGATTCTTCCTCTCCGCTGGGGTTTCCTCTAGTATCTTAGCCTGTTCAGCCTCGGAGCGGTAGCCAGAAGAAACTACCAAACAGATACCCTCGGACTCGGCGTCGGCTATCATCTGCTCGAACATCACCTTTGCCTTTATGTCTAACTGTTGCTCCGTGTTGAGCCAAGAGGCTCTAGGAGAAAGTGGGAGTAATACAGGCTTGTAATCTTTGGCTAGGCATTGTCCCCTATACAGATGCCCGCCCGCGCCTACTTCCCGACAGGTAGGAACTGGTTTTGGCATTGTATTGACTTTCACCATTATTATTGTGTAGGCAATAATACTTCCCGCTACAAGTCCCCAAAATACTTCCTTTTTCTGAATTTTATTCATTCTTAACCTTTCTTAAATTAAATACAAGACGGGTAGCGCAAAGGCTGTTACCTGCGAAGTATCAGCGCATCTATCGCTAGTTGGTTTTACTCATTGTACTACCCGTTAAGTTTTCAATTAAAGACTAAATGCTGGAAGCAAGGATTTGCGATTACTTTTTGAACCGATATACAACTCCCTCGTTGTAGTCACCTTGCATAGTTTCTATAACGCCTCACGCTTCCTGTGCGTTTGGACTCTACCTCGTCAAGCGTAACTAGCGTCTACCTTTTCCGCCATTCCAGCATTTAATTTTCAATCGGTAAAAGGCAGAGGGGTTTACTCCCTCCGCCCCCACCTATCAACATTATAATGCCTACATCATAATGCAGGAAAAATCCTACATCGTAATGCGTCCAAATCCTGCATTATAATGCTGGTAGCTGTCACCGATTCAATTTTCAAATCCCACGGGCTTCCGAGTTTGCCTAGAAACCCGCAGGAGCAAACCCAATAACGCAAACTCTACTTACTTGTCAACATCGCCAGTTGCTTATTAAACAACTCGTTTCCGTAAGCCACCCAAGCCCTTATCCCCTGTCTGTCGTACTTAACCCTAGCCATAGTAATGTTCCACACGGGGTTAAACGCCTCGGCTGGACACTCCATACCCTTAAAGTTAAGCTGAGCAATTCCGCAGTCCACGCTCCAAGCCTGTCCCCTGTCCTGTACCGCGCACGCTCCGCTATAAGGCTTTCCGTTGTCGTAATATATACAATTCCAACCCATAGCGTCGTTCCTGAACCCGCTCTCCGCCATGAAAGTGGCAACTATCTCAGTCGCACCCTCTTTGACATCTCGGAACATTCCGAGAGTAAACAGTGCCGCCTCGGGATTCCCTGTTCGCTTGGCAATTTCCCCGTAGTCTGGAACTATTATATTCTCCTCTAACAAAGAGTCGTCAGTAATAGCCACCTTAACCATGGAGGGAACGCGCCTTACTACCCGTACCATCTCGTTAGTCCCGTAGGAAACCTCCAAAGGCAGAGCGAAGATAAACTCGTTGTCTTTCCACCAAGCGTTAGCCTTAATCAGCCCGAATATGCCAGCCGCGACAATTACCGCAAGGATAAGGAATATCCGCAGGGCTTTCTTGAAGGTTGCCCTAGCTATCTTCTTCATAGCTTCGGTTTGAACTCTAACCTTTTCCCTTTTATCTACTAGATACTGCATTGTTGCTTTATTACCATTCATTTTTATTCACCGCCTTTCAAATCTCTTGATCGAGACATTTATAAATGCATCTATAAAACTCCAAATTAAATTGCCTATTACTACTGCTAATATAATTTTAATCATTTCTAATACTCCTCTGGTAGCATGAGCGTCAAACCGCCCACCTCGTTGGCTACCGCAAACAATTTTGTACCTAGATAATCAAAACTAAAGAATTCCCTGTCATTTCCACCATCCAAACAAACTTTGGGTTGCTTTCTAAACTCTCGTACCATAGGAATCATTAAGTCCAAGTAACTAGACTTTCTAGTTTCAACCAGTGCGCTAACTCCCATTGTCATCATCGGCTTGAATGGGTTTACATTTTTCATTATTTCGCTACCACCCTTCCTTTGTAGACGGTATGTAATCCATCTAACTCAACTAATTTCTTAGCGTTCCTAGAATAGCAAAAGTCAATTTCGCTAATCTCCTGCTTACTCCGAACATACCCTTATCCTGCAAGGCTCTTATTAACTTAATTAAATTAAAGTACATTATTTATCACCCCCTAACAGCAAGGTTTCTCAACCTTACAAGTTAATTATAGGGGTTTGTATACCCCTTGTCAAGTCTATTCTATATAAAAGGTGGGGTTTAAGCTCGGCACTAAAGGGTAAAAAAAGTCGCAAAAAGATGACTTGAAAAATAGGGGTTTTCAGGGGTATTTTTAGTCTTCAGGGTAGCCAGCTCTTTGGCTGATTATTTGGCTATTTCTTCGTGAACCAGCTACCCCTTGACTTCTAAAATCTAGCTATTCCCTTTGTAAGAACAGATTCGACTTGTACTCTCTTTGTGCTAGCTTCGTCCTTTTTCTTGCCGACTGTGTGCAGGATCCTGTCTACCCAAGAAAGAAGCCACCAAACTATTGGAGTCCCGAATCCTAGTATCTGCATCTTTTGCTCGGGAGTGAACTCAAAACCTAGATAGGTTACTCCCAATTCGAACAACTTATTCAATGCAAAAGCGTATGCAAATAGTAATGCCTGCCTAGCAGGTGCTTTAATTGATTCCCATATTACTTCCCAATTCATAAATTCTCACCTCCCTGCATTTTTACTTAACATCTACCTAATTATAGGTTGCATTATACCCAAGAACCCAAATGCCCACACAACCACAATTAACACCAAAACCCAAAACCCAATCTCTGCCCAAGGGGAAGAAATCTTTAATGCCGCCATCGCTAAACGGAACAACTTGAACAGAATAACCAGAACGACAATCATCGCTAAAATCGTCAAAATCATTGATACAGTAATCATTTTGCTTCACCTCTTTTCAGTAATTTTGTTATTCCAAGAAATATGAAATGCCACCCGTCCCCGCTGTTGGCTGTCTTCAGCTCTCCGTTGAGCCTTTCGATGTCTTTTCCTAGATTTACCTTGTCAGTATTTACGGCAAGTATCTGATCGTCCAGCCCCTTCTTGGTGGATTCCCAGATCAGTTTTTCCTGCTCATAGGCTTTGTTTTGGCTGTCTATGACATCCTTTGACACATCAAAGTCCTTTTTGAGTTGCTGTGCCGCCGTCATAATCTTCTGGTTGTCATACGAACCAGCAGGGAGCGTTAGCAATCCGCATAGCCCGTCTGCCAGTTCCTCGTATTCCTTTTGCCAATCTTTAGCACTCTCAACAGGGGTTTCTGTTAGGGAATAGATAATATATTGCTCAACCGTGCTTCTAAATGAAGGTTTCGTGCCATAGAGGTAATCTTTCATGGGGCGTATCGTCCCCGTCCACGGATCGGCAATAGTGAAGTTCTCCCCGCTGTAGTCAGTCAAAAGTACGAAGTGCATATCGTAGTCTGCATCCTCTGGGCGAGAATCTATCCCACACATAACGGGATTACCAGCGTCCAGTGCTTTCTGTATCTCCAGTACTTGCGCAGATGTCAGCTTGGCTGGCGTCATTACTAGCTTCTCAGGCGTACCGAATAGCTTAGTAAATGCCCCCCAATTATAGTACCCTCCGTTGGAGAACCCGCTTATAGCCTTTAACTTAGAGTTCATCACGTCAGGCGTGACATTCTCTACCATCGAAAGGCAGGTGATTAAACAACCATGACTTCCTATGGTGTAAGTTGAGGTGTTAAACCCCAACAAAATCTTACCCCACCTACTGTCGCCCTGCTTAAACAATTGCTTTGGTTCGTACATTTTTTCCTTTCTTAATTTTTTCGCTGGCTTCCCTAGCCTTAAAGTCTATATTTTTCTGTGGTGTGGACTTCATTTTGTCAAAGAGAGCCTTGTCCTTAGCATTGCTGGATTTTCCATCAAGTTCTACTGCATAGTTTAGGTATCCTTTCCTTATTGCGACAACCTCGAACATGAATCTTCCGTCTTCCCCCTCGATTAAAATGTATTCGTTCTTGTAAATAGATGAAACAAAGAGATTCTGGTTCTTCTGCATGGCTGTGAGGTTTACCGTAACCAAACCCTCTGGCTCGGTTATAAGCGTGAAATGCTTGGGTATGTCAATCTCGCACCTGCCACCGACAATCTTAGCTATGCCTCTGTACCTAAGGGAAACATCAGGGCTTTCCTGTGCCGTATATCTCAGAAGCCTGTTTGAGCCGTCAGGGTGGGGAACTATGAATGGCTTGCTCCCGTTAGCCTGCAAGTCCCCGTCCGTCCAGATGTTCTCGTCTATGATGGCCTTGATGTCCCCGTTGTGGTAAAACTCGTGGTTGTCAGTGGCGCTGTAACGCATATCGTCAGAGTCGCTATCTATAGCCTGGCTTGTTCCCGTTTCATACATGTAAAGCTTGCCTGTAAGCCTGGTGTCGTAATGATCCCCCACAGCTCCCACGTTGAAGACTCCTTGACAGGAGATACCCGCATAGAACCCAGCTTGCGAGCCTCTTTGAAATAAGGCGTAGAGTACCGAGCCTGTGTAAAAGTAAAATCTCTCCCCCGTGGCTTTCATACCCATGTACCCGTTAGTGTCTACCCATATCTTACTGCCGCCCGTCCAGGTGTAGTATCCCGTATCGGCGTAGGTGCTGTTGGCGCCCTGTATTCTGGTTGGCTGGTTGGCACCCCCTATTCCGAGGTATCCGTTAAGATTCACTCCGTTTAGGTTGATTGTGATGGCATTCAGAGTCCCCGTGTTAACCTTGCCCGCGTCCAACTGTGTAATGTGGGCGTTGGTGATGATTCCGTTTCTAATCTGTGCCGATTGGGTTATTAAGTCCGTGGTTTCCAATTCATCGGAAGAAATGCTGTTAGTGACGAGTCTGTCGGCTTGTAGGGTTCTTGCAGTTATTCTGTCCCCGCTCATGGAACCAGTATTGATGGCGCTGGCTGTAAGGTTGGTTACCGTCATCAAGGAACAGTTAAGCGTTCCCCCAACAATCTTTGTGGCGGAAAGCGTGCCTGTAACTATGTTGGAAGCGTTGAGGTTGGTGACATTCACTACGCTAGCGTCCAACGTGCCTGTGGTAATCCCAGTTGCAGAGATATGCCCATCGGCGAATACTATCTCAACTCCTGCGTTATTTACTATCTTAATGCCATACTGCCCCCCTATAAGCCCTATTAAAACCCTGTTCCTAGTCCCGTCATTCACACTCAAGGTGTAGGGAAAGTCTGGACTGAACCCAATGGCTTGAACGATGCGTTCAAGAGTGTGGACTCTTTCTAGCACCTGTACATAATCATCGCCTAGGTTTGGTACGCGTCTGTATCGCATTTAATCTCCTAAAGTTAGATTGACTGTTGGCTGATCGTTGTCGTCAATCGTAACCTGCCTTTCATAAACAAATAACTGCTCGTCAATGCTAAAAGCGTCCGCTACCACCCTAACGCTATCACCTAACTCATACATATACAGATCGGATTTTCTATCTATAAAAGACTTGAATTTAACTACTTTGTTTATGTTTTTATTCCAAGTTATATCTTCGTCAACCATATCTGTAAGATAGGCTTGCATTTCGACATCCTTATATGATTCTATCTTCTCACGCCTTCCATAAGCCAGTTGAGAGGTTACATCGTCAGCAATATAGTAAATCTCCTGCCCACCCCAATGCCTACCTAACCCTAACTCGTGGTTGACTACATCAAGTCCGTTCTCCATCGATTCCATCTCCAAACAATTACCTGGGTATCTAAACACAACTTCATCCCTAACTGTGCCTTTGAATGGATAGTAAACATTGAAAACCTTGTCCGTAGTGATTTCAAAGTCAAATCCGTAATCATTATCAGCTAGTTCGATTATTGCCTCAGCGATGTTCTTCTTTTCATAGCTTTTAGTTCTATTAAGCGAGACTTCAAGAGTACCCTCTGTTATACCTAAATCCCCATTAACTTCGTTCTGTGATTCGTCTATAAGTGTCCAAGCAATGACTCCTGCGTCTGTGGTAGTAAACTCTCTGGCATCACTTAGCCCTGTTGATTTGTCGTACCCGCAGTATCTTTGAGTCAAAAGATTAAAAAATTGACTGCAAGTAACTTCCCAATACCTACTATTCCCACTGGCTACTTTCCTGACTGTCGATATCTGCCCGCCCCACATATCAAACCCTTTGTACTGAATAATCAATTCGTTGCTATTTATAGCTAAAATAGTACTGTTGCAGTTCGGATCGTCAACCTCAAGAATGAATCCTGCCGAGCCTCCGTGATTAAGTGCTTCCTTAAACCATCTCTCCCTAGCACTCACTAAAGAGGCTACATAAGAGCCAGCACTTGTTCTGATTAAAAACTTCCAGTCCGTCTTAAGAGTCTTGCCCTCTGTTAAAGTTATTCCCAAAGAGGATACTGTGATACCAATAGAATCGGAAAGTCCTATAGTTGTACCATTACCTACGCTTTCAGCTATTGTTAAAGTATCAGAAACAGCAATGCGCCAGCCATGATTTATTAAAATATCCTCGGAAAAGGCAATAGAATCTGTTAAAGACGGGAAGTAACCTGTTGATATATCTAAACCCTCTGCTATTTCTAAGGAATCTTCCAGTTCAAGAAATGCCTTCTCTTCGCCGTTGTAATTGGTAGAGAAAAAAGTAATTTTTATTGATATTGAATCTGATAGTTCCAAAAAGTGTATAATCAGAAGTTCGAACCCTCCGCCCTCATCGAATACAGGATGATCCCCGAACGGTACATGATCTCCATACAAGACTTTACCTCTATCGGAAATGGTAATATCTTCTGTTAAAGTTTTGTGAAAACCACTAGAACTTGTTAAAGAATCGGAAAATTCCACTGAGTCACTTAAATTCAAAGAGAATATAGTAGTGTCATTGTGTTTAATTGAAAAAGAGGTAACCTCTAAAGATAATGTTTCTTCAGCCCTAACACCGCCTCCATACTTAGCCTCGCCGTATTTTATGAGTCCGTATTTAATTAAAGTAGCCATATTCTTAAATACCTAGATACCCTAGGCGATAAGAAATGGTTATCTTCTTGTTTCCGCCACCGCCTAGTGTAGCTGACAAGTTTATTACATTATTTCCCTCTAACAGCCACCAGAAGTCGTCGCTGTCAACATAGGCGTATTGGTTGGAGGAATCATTTTTTGTGATTGTTTCGTCTTCCATGTTGATATCTACATACTCGGCATCATCCAATTCCAGCCCGCTAAAGCTCAATGTATGCCCTAGAGTATTGTTCTGAATGACAATAGCCCCGCTTATATTCCCGTACGCCCGCACATCAGGAAAGACGGGAGCATCGCCTGTGTTATTTATCGTTCCCGTCCCTGCCACGAAAGCAATATCCGTTTCCGTAAGAGTTTGTGAGTAAAAGAGAGGATCGGGAGCAATTAACGGAACCCACACCTCGCCCATTGTAACCTCTCCAGCAAGTAACGGAGCTTCTACAGCCCCCGCTAGTTGAACATAGCATTGTAAGGTTAACGGCTCACTGGTGGTGAAAGTCATTAGTGTAAGCCCGTCCCTAGGTAAGTCGAAAGCCTTTAGCAAAGCCCTGCGTTTGGAAGCGTAGTCTGCGGCAGTAGAGGATTTTATGCCTATCCTCAGTCTCATAGTCCTAGCTCTGAAATACGCTCTGGGTACCTTGGAGCCGTGAAAGCCTGGGCGCTCGTATCTAACCATCTCTACCTCTGCCGTTCCGAAGCCCTGCGCCTCTCTTATAGTGTAGTTGGCATTGCTTAAACCCATTGAAAGCCCGTTGATTGTTAAAAGTGTTATCATAGATATTTCGCCCTAAAAGACGCCCTTTCCATAATCATGTCTACATCAGCTTGATTATTAACTGTTATATTAAAATTCTGTACTACCTGTTTATCCCCGCCACCAGAGATGCCCAAACCTTTTAGAATATCCGCCATTCTTTGAGGTTCGCTAAGAGGTAGCACGACTTCGGGGTATCCGTTCTCCCCCACTATACTAGGTTTGGTAACTACCCCTCCCTCTGCGAATCCCTGTAGCCCGTAGTTAGGTTGCAGGAAAGACGGTAGTGACTGGTATCCCCCGAACGACTGATTCTGTTCTAACCCGTATTTTTTCAGTATATTGCTCTCCGCCTTGGCTGTTTTCTCCATCTGTTTTATCCGAGTGTCATCGGCTTTAACTTGTGCTTCCGCCCTGATTCTATTTTCTTCATTCAAGTAAGTTTGCAAATCAGAGATCTGCTGTGCGTACTGGTATTTCATTTCCTTTAGAGTTTCTTCCTGCTTATTCTTCAGAGTGGTTATGTCATCGAGAGCCGCCTTATCACCTATTTTCTTGAAGTCCTCGGCATATTTTTTCCTTATTTCTTCTTCTTCCTTGAGTTTGGCTTTCAAGTCTTTTAACTTGGCATCGTGAGTCGCTTTTGCGTTAGTCAAGTCGTCGTCGTATTGAATCTGCCTATCGGAAACGGCTTGCGCGTACATCTCGCTTTCCGTGTCTATTTGTTCTTGCAGAGAAGCGATTAAGGCGTCCTTTTTCTCCGTGGCTGTGGCTATCTCCTCGGCTTGCTGGGTTTGTTGATCCAATATCGCCTGCGCTAAAGCCTCGTTTTCTCTGGCAATCATTTCTTCCAGAGAGGATACTTTCTCCTGATCGGCGTTGTCCCCTAACGCCCGTTCCTTGCTTAGTTGAGCCTGTAAGTTCGCTAGTCTGTCCTGCCCCGCGCCCTCGGTTAGACTGGTTAAAGCGTTCCACTCCGAGTTGATGCTATCCACTTCTTCCTGATATGCCCGTGTCTCCGCTTCCATATCTGCAAGAATGGATTTGGTTTTCTCCGCGTGGCTCTGGGAAATATCGCGCATCGCCTTATTAAATTCCTTTTTCATATCCTCCGTGGAGTTCTTGAAAGCGGTATCTTCTTCTTTAATATCTTTCTTGAGTTGTTTCCAAACTTCCCTGTGGGCGATGACTAGGGATTCCAATTGTGCCTTGTACTCCTTATTAGTATTTGCGACATCGTGCATATATTTCTCGTAGGCTTTCGCCAAATCTTCTGTCATCTTCTTTTGTTTGTCTGAAACTTGTGCAACGAACTTTGCTTGATCGTCCAGCATATTATCTGTGGTTTCCGATTCTTTATTCCAAATAGAGGACATAGCCTCGTTCACACTGTCGTTTATCTGTCCCATTGAATTTATCCAACCAGTCCCAGTAGCTTTTGCACCCTCTACATTCCCATGAACCAGTTGGTTGGTAGCTTGCGTAATTGCTAAAACAGTAGTAAGTATCGCTTCGAACGCCCCCGCTACAGTTTTAACCACCGCAAAAATAAATCTTAATGCGGTAGCCCAGTCTTCTAACTGTTTTTTAATAGTAGGAACTAGATATGCGTTGCGCTCAAACATCTTTTGTAAGTCTTTAGCTATTATCCCCAGTTGGTTGTTTATCGGCTTTCCGAGGGTTTCTAATGCTTCGTTGATATTACTCTTAATTATTGCAAATCCCCCAGCCGTGGTATTGGTTACTTTATCCGCCGAGCCTCCAAACTTCTCCGTGATCCTCCGCAGAATCTCCGTTTTAGATGTGTTCTCGTCGATATCTACTCCGTACCTACGAAGCAATCTACCCATTCCTTGATAAGCCATAGACATTGTGTCTATTGACGCTGTGAGTGAGTTCCCCGTCTGGGCGGAAAAATCCTCTGCGGCTGAGAGTAACTTTTGAGCTTCAGCTAAATCGTTAGTGACAAAAAGCAATTGAGTCAAACCTTGTGCCGCTTCTTCTTCGTCGAAACCTAATTTGATTGCCGCCAGCCCAGCTTCCTCCGTGGACTTCTTAAGTTCCGAGAACACGACACCAGAAGTTTTAGAGATATTAAGCAAAGCATTATCTACTCTAACCCAAGCCAGCTCCGACTCCCCTGCCAGCCTTGAAGCCTCTTTTAATGTGTCAATCACAGCCTTAATAGCCAGAGCAACAGCACCAGCAACCACAACAGTCGCCCCTAATTCCAATGCCAGTCCCTTGAAATCTCCGCTTGCTAGTTTAGCCCCAACTCCCGAATCTTTTGCGGCTGTTCCTGCTTTCTTTGCACCAGTGGACATCTTGCTCAAATCTTCCGACACTTGTTTTAACTCGGCAGAAGCCTTATTGACTGCTTGTATTATTATTTGTAAATCATTTGTTTCAGTCGCCATTTTTCATTTGGCTTACCTCTGCCTCAATTCCCCTGAACCGCCAAATCCTGTTGACGATATAATCAGGGGTGGACTGGTAAAGCCACCAATCTCCCCTAAAGAATGTATCTACCAAAATGTATTCCCAATACTCTTTTGGCACTCTGTCAGCCGAAGTCGTTCCATCAGGATTCCTTATTCTCCGCTCTTTTGGGGTTTCACGGAGATATCTGCTGATGGCTTCGTAGTCAAGTTTTTTTCGTCCTGCTTTGGAAGTTTACTTTTAATAAACTCGTAATCTTCTTCTGGCAATTCACGAATAACCTCGATTCGGACGCCGTCTTTACCGACGGCTATATCTACCCCTTTTTCTGACTTGATGTAGGCTACACCTCTTACAACAGCCTCATCTTCCATGTCGTATCTATAACTTGTTTTCACGCTGGTAAACTTCCCGTCCTTGTCTACCTCAACCGCGTCAGTCATGATTTTCTCAATGGCTACCCTATCGCCCCTTAGGTAATAATCGTAGATACCCACCTGATATTTAGTTACAGGCAATGTATATGTTTTACTTGTTCTTTCCATGTTTTTTGCACCTCCTCCCTGTTGGGGAGCCGAGTTACAGGGATAGACTCAGCCCCCCGAAAGGCAACCCGATACTAATACGAAGCCGTTCCATTCACTAATACTGCAGAAATTGTCTTCGTATCTGCTATTCCGAAGTTCCCTGCAAATCGGATAGTCTGCAGTTCCACATCTCCAGCCCCACCGCTCCTGCTGAATTCCTCAAGAGACAAGGGAGCCAACTCAAATGCTATGCTTGGATGCGTTGAACCAGTGCCGATATGGTTGTCGGTATCTGATAACACAACTGACATAGCCATCTTTGTACCAGCAAGCACTAATGCTCGCTCCGTATCTCCGTCAAACACAAGAGTCATTTCACCCTCGACTGCGAACTCTTTGTTCACTACATCTGTAGGATCTACGCTTCCCAACTCTCCCCAAGACTCTAGGTTCTTGTTTATAGTCAACCTGAAAGACTTTAGAGAAGTAGCCGAAGCTGTCCCCAATGCCGCAGTTGTTGTCGCCAACTTTACTGCCATGTTCTTAGGCAAGAACGCATAATCACTCGCCGAGTAACTAGGAGTCTGTGTTGCCACCGCCCCAGCCTTACTCATGAACCCTGCAGTGAATTTGATGTAGTCTTCGACTACTGCATTGATGGTGAGTTGATTAAGCATTCCCAGCGGATAGCCCTCGTCTAAGTTCTCATCCTTAACGAACAAGGTATAAGACGGGTGCTGGTTGGTGTTCAACCTAGTAAATGTATGAGTATATGCGGCTCCTACTGCTGTACTTGAACCCCAAGTACCTAAAGCCATCGCAAGCAAAGCACCGATAGATTCGCTGTAAACGATTCCCCCAATGCTACCCTCGCCATACTTCTGAGTTACAGCGTGTCCTGAACGAGCGTCTATAACCCCAAGTCCCGAGTTATCGACTGCAGTCTGTACTTTAGGTACGAAGTCGAAGTCAATTTTAGGGAGCCAAAACTCTGCGGCTGTATCTGCCGTTCCTCTGACTGTTTCTCTAGCAAGTCCGAAGTCAACTAATCTTTGAATTTGTTTACCCATTATTTTTTCACCTCCTTATCCATTGAACTTAATATCTTCAACGCTTCTTCCATTGACGGAGCCTCAATACTCACTCCTCTATCTGGGAAGAAAAACATACTCTTAACAGCCGTCCCTTGTGGGGTTACAGTTGTTTTCTTTATTGACATTTCTTCTTTAATTCCTACTGTTTCACTTGCCATAATATGCCTCCTTTCAAGCCTTAATTTGTAACAGTAGGAA